TAGACGAGATATACAATCGTATCAGAGTACTAGAACAATGGAAATGGGTCATTGTTGGTGGTGCCGCCGCTATTCTCTATCTACTCTCAGAGTCAAATATTCTAGAAACCTTATCATAAAAGACTTGACATTTCCTGATATTCGTGTATAATAGAGTACTCGACTATTACTATATCTATGGTGAACTATGAATGCAACAGACCTGAAATATGCAGGTATTCTTTCTACAAGACTCGAAAGATTTTCAATCAAAGAAACGAATCCATATCGTGCTAACTGCCGATGTCCAATTTGTGGCGACTCACAGAAGTCAAAACTCAAAGCAAGAGGATGGATTCTAGAGAAAGATAACAGCGCATTGTACTATTGTCATAACTGTGGTGCTTCACTGTCATTGCGTAACTTCTTGAAAGCAGTCGACCACAACCTACACAACGAATACATCATAGATACTGCCTTAGATAAGAAAGCCAGAAGAGAACTCTTTCAGCCAAAAGCAGAAGTCAAGCCTCTTGACACACTCAAAATGAAGGCACCTAGCTTCAAGAAGAAAGGTTCTCCTCTATTGAAGATCAAAAAAGTTTCTTCACTTAATTATGACCATAAAGTTAAAATTTATGTTCAAAAAAGGCGAATCCCAGCATCGGAACAATATAAATTATACTATGCCCCTAAATTTAATGAGTGGGTTAACAGTATCATTCCTGGCAAGTTACCTAAGCTAGAGAAAGACAGTCCAAGACTTGTGATGCCTTTCATAGACAAAGAAGGTAATCTTTTTGGATTTAATGCGAGAGCATTTAGAGACAGTGAGTTACGCTATATAACTATAATGATTGACGAAGATATGCCTAAAATCTTCGGACTCGATACAGTCAACTTTAACAAGAAGTATTATGTTATTGAAGGACCTATCGATAGTCTATTCATAGACAACGCTGTCGCAATGGCAGGTGCAGATGGCAACGCAAAAGGTTTAGAGAATACAGAGAATGCTGTTTTCGTATTCGATAATGAACCAAGAAACAAAGAGATTGTTTCACGAATGGAAAGATGTATTGACAAGGGATATAATATTTGTATCTGGCCTGAAAAGGTACTTGACAAAGACATCAATGATGTGATATTATCTGGGGCTACACCCGCTGATATAAAGCAGATGATAGACGATAATACTTATAGAGGCTTAGAAGGCAAATTGCAACTAAGCTATTGGAAAAAATGTTAACCCATAGGATTTTAAATGAAAGCGAAACTTATTGGCTTCACTCAGCCTGCCGAAGGCTCAGTCGAAGGATTAAAGGATGTACAAGACCTAGTCGCATATTGCGCTAAAGTATCAAACCCGAAAGGGCAGATGAATCTAGAAACAAGTGAGCGACTTCTCGCTTATCTTATCAAACATAAACATTGGAGTCCATTTGAAATGGCCTCTGCTACAATTGAGGTAGAGACAACTCGTGATATTGCGAGACAGTTTCTTCGTCATCGTTCGTTTGCGTTTCAAGAGTTTAGTCAAAGATATGCTGACCCAGGTTCATTAGATGAAACATTCGTAGTTCGTGAAGCAAGATTACAAGACGAAAAGAATCGTCAAAATAGTGTTGAATGTGAGAATGACTATATAAAAGAGCGATGGGAAGAAGAGCAACTCAAGGTGATTCTAAAAGCCAAAGAAGCATATGACTGGGCTATTGATAATGGTATCGCAAAAGAGCAAGCAAGAGCAGTTCTACCTGAGGGTAACACCAAATCAAAACTATATGCTAACGGAACAATTCGATCATGGATTCATTATGTCGAACTTCGTTCAGCAAATGGTACACAAAAAGAACATATGGAATTAGCTAGAGAGATTGGCTGTGCGATACACGCAATCTTTCCAATGATTGAAAATTTCATCAACGAATAATAACAAGTCAGGAATGGATATAGAGATGACGATAAAGATCGATAAAGATAAAGACTCCCTCCTTGCCTCATACGCATTGGGAATGTTAAAAGACTTTTACTTGACAGAGTATGAGACATCACCACAAGAAGCATACCGAAGAGCCGCACTCGCTTGGTCACAGTACGATGGAGAACTTGACAAAGATTTAGCACAGAGACTTTATAACTATGTCTCAAACAAGTGGTTCATGTTTGCTTCACCAGTATTATCAAATGCTCCAAATGGATCGAAGCAAGGCAAGGGAATGCCAATTTCGTGTTTTTTGACTTATGTTCCAGACACCCTAGAAGGTCTGATTAGTCATACTTCTGAGTTAAGATGGTTATCTGTTTATGGTGGTGGAGTAGGTGGTCACTGGAGTGATGTGCGAACTGTATCTGATGTAGCACCAGGTCCTATGCCATTCATTCACACAGTTGATGCTGATATGATTGCGTATCGACAAGGGAAGACACGCAAAGGTTCATATGCCGCTTACATGGATATCTCTCACCCAGATATCATTGAGTTCTTGAATATGCGTATTCCCACAGGTGATGTACAAAGAAAAGCATTAAACCTACACAATGCGATCAACATCACAGACGAGTTTATGGAAGCGGTTAAACAAGGAAGTTCTTTTGATCTTCGTGATCCTAAAGATGGCCGAGTCAAAGATACGACTGATGCTCGTAAACTATGGGAGCGTATTCTTGAGACACGATTCAGAACTGGTGAGCCATATCTAAACTTTATCGACACAGCAAATCGAGATTTGCCGCAACCACTCAAAGATAAAGGTCTAAAGATTCATGGTTCGAATCTGTGTAACGAGATTCATCTTCCAACTGATGCTGATCGTACTGCTGTTTGTTGTCTATCGTCATTGAATCTTGAGTACTTTGATGATTGGAAAGATACTTCTATTGTTCGTGATCTTGTAAGAATGCTTGATAATGTACTTGAGTATTTTGTACACAATGCACCAGACACAATCGAAAGAGCAAAGTTTAGTGCGGCAAGAGAAAGAAGTATTGGTCTTGGTGCTATGGGCTTCCACAGCTTACTACAGAAGCATGGAGTAGCATGGGAATCAGAGTTAGCAAAAGAGATTAATGATGTTGTGTTCAGTCATATTAAGAGTGAAGCAGTTGCTGAGACTGAGTTGCTTGCTGAAGAAAGAGGTGCTTATCCAGATGGGCCCGATTCAGGCAGACGAAACTCTCATCTAATGGCAATCGCACCAAATGCGAGTTCTGGTGTGATTTTAGCGACTTCGCCATCAATCGAGCCACTTAAAGCCAATGCATACACTCACAGAACAAGAGCAGGTTCTTTCTTAGTTAAGAACAAATATCTGAAAGAACTTCTAAGACAGAAAGATCAAGACAACGACACAATCTGGACATCAATTATTACAAAGAAAGGTTCAGTACAGCATCTTCCATTCTTGAATGAAGGTGAGAAAGCAATCTTCAAGACTGCTGATGAACTGGATCAAAACTGGGTTGTACAACACGCCGCAGATCGTCAGAAGTATATCTGTCAAGGTCAAAGCGTAAACATCTTCTTCCCTGCAGGTGCTGATAAAGCATATGTGAATCAAGTGCATCTAAGAGCATGGAAAGAAGGTCTAAAGGGATTATATTATCTTCGCACAGAAGCCAAACAAAGGGCTGAAAATGTGAGTGAAAAAGTAGAACGAGTAGCACTTCAAGGTGATACACGCAACATCGTATATTCTAAAAAGCATTGCCCATTCTGTTCGTTAGCGAAAGAAGAATTACGATTGCGAGGTATACCATTTGATGATATCGATTTAGCCTCTGTTGGAAAGACTGCCGCAGAAGTAACTGGTCGTAAAGATGTGAAGACAGTGCCACAAGTATATATCGAAGGTGAGTATGTTGGTGGTTACAATGAGTTACTAGAATTTTTAAATAAACCAATAGAGCAAGGCGATGACGAAGAATGTCGAGCCTGTGAAGGATAGGAGATAGAAGTTGAAAACAGGGTTATTAGAATACAGCAAAGCCTACAAGCCATTTATGTATCCGTGGGCTGTAGAGTTAGTAAAGAAGCATGAAGAGATTCACTGGGTAGAAGATGAAGCAGAGTTGTCTGAAGATGTACAAGATTGGAAGACAAAGTTGACCGAAGACGAGAAAGAGTTTGTGACACAAATTTTGAGATTATTTACTCAATCGGATGTACAGGTAGGTGAGAACTATCACGAGTTATTGATTCCAAAATTCAAGAACAACGAAGTTCGTAATATGTTGTCATCGTTTGCGAATCGTGAAGGTGTACACCAAAGAGCATATGCGTTATTGAATGATACATTGGGTTTACCTGATGAAGACTTTCACGCATTTCTTGAGTACAAAGAGATGGCTGAAAAGTTAGACTTTATGAAAGAGGGTAATATCAATACACAAACTGGATTAGCATTAGCACTTGCTCAATCAGTATTCAACGAAGGTATGTCATTGTTTGCATCGTTTGTGATGCTATTGAACTTTCAGCGTTTCGGTAAGATGAAAGGTATGGGTACAATCGTTGAGTGGTCAATTCGTGACGAAACCATGCATGTCCAAGGCAACGCTAAGTTGTTCCGAGAGTTCTGTGAAGAGCATCCAAGAATCGTAAACGATGAGTTGAAGTCTAAGATTTACGAAATGGCAAAGAATGCTGTTAAGTTAGAAGATAAGTTCATCAAGTTAGCATTCAATGGTCACGAGCAAGAAGGCATCACAGAGAAAGAAGTGAAGCAATACATTCGTCACATTGCTGATCGTAGACTTCTACAACTTGGTATGAAGCCAAAGTTCAATGCGAAAGAGAACCCAATGCCTTGGCTTGATTGGGTGCTGAATGGTGCTTCACATGATAATTTCTTTGAGAAGCGAGTGACTGAGTATTCAGTAAATGGTATGGAAGGTGAATGGGGTTGGGGCGAGAACACTCCAGAAGGCGAAGTCTGTGGCTTTGATGGTCAAGGTTGTGCCGCATAATGGATAAATGGCAGAGTGCATATATGGATGTGGCAGAGAGGTTCGCTGATCTGTCAACTGCTACACGACTTAAAGTTGGTTGTATCGCAGTTAAAGACAATCGTATATTGAGTATTGGTTATAATGGAATGCCATCTGGTTGGAGCAATATGTGCGAAAGACCAAGTGGAAGCACAGGCGCTCTTAGAACCAAAGACGAAGTAATACACGCAGAGATGAACTGTCTAGCAAAACTAGCGGCCTCTAACGAAAGTGGCAAAGGAGCAGAACTATATATAACTCATGCGCCATGTATGGAATGTTCTAAGATGATCTACGCAAGTGGAATCAGTAAAGTCTACTATAGAACAGAGTTTCGGGATGTTAGTGGTGTAATATTTTTAAGGCAGTGTGGGTTGGAGATAGAACAAATATGAAAAAAGTAGAAGCATTTTGTGATAACTGCATCACTGAGTTCAGTGTAGAGTTGGTTGATGGTGAAGCAGAAGTAAAGTATTGCCCGGTGTGTGGAAGCCCGTTAGAAGATGAAGTAGAGACGATTGAGATAGACGAAGACTTTATGGAACAGGATTGGGAAGACTAGATGTGGTTATATGAGGGTAAAGAGTTTACGAGCGAGATGATAGGAGACTACATCGGCTTCGTATACATCATTACTATCAAAAGCACAGGCAAGAAGTATCTCGGTAAGAAACTATTCACATCAACACGCAGACTAGCACCACTCAAAGGAAAGACTAGAAAGCGTAAAGTGACTAAAGAGTCAGATTGGATGTCTTACTATGGCTCTTCAGAAGAAGTTAAGATGATT